CTTTAAATCTTGTTGGAGTCGTGTTAAAGCTATCCTCCCTACTTCTTAAAGAAAATTAAATCTTGTATTACTCCAAACTTATTTATGAAGACTTACTTTTACAGGCGTATATTTTGGCTCGCACAGTATCTTTCAGGTATTGTTAAAGTTTGGTTTATTAAAAAAAACCTCTCTTTCTGTTATACTAGCAATAGCAGAATTAACTAATGGATTAGCAATAAAAAAAGCTCTTAAAGAAAGAATTTAAATTATAGGCAACACTTTCTTTTCTGTCAACCATGTAAAGTGGTCGTATGCTTGTATGTGAAAAAACCTGTGTATTAGATTGAAGCAATACCTCTGAAGGTGTAAAGTTAACTAGGTTGCCTTTTATTATTGTAGGATTAAATAATGTCATAGTAAAAGGCGAAGCGATAGAAGGCTCTAAGATTCTAAATGCTTCTTGTCCAGCTGTAAGATTGACAACTAAACTAATCTTATACCAACTCCCAACCTTAAATACATCGTAAGCAATAATAGAACCGCTAGTAGATACTACCGATCCAGTTGGATCAAATCTTATATTGGTGTTAAAGTCTCTTCCTATTATGATTTGCTGCTGTGTTTTTACAAAACATGATATTGTATGGATTCCGCTTACTTGTAAAAGTTCTTTTAAAAAAGTGTTTGAACCGTCGTTTGTATCTTCAATGAGATAAGCATTGTTAGTGCCAAAAGGGTCTGTTTGATTTGCTGTAATCGTTGTATTATCATTGTCACTCCAATTTCTAGGGTCAGGGTCTATCTCACTGTTTAATAGTTGCACTTCGTTACGATCTACGTAACCATCCCTGACTTTAAAGAAGTTATATTTTACTTGTATTTGATCTCCATCACTATCTAATAAAACAGCTCTTAATAATACATAGGTTGCTGTATCTCTAGCAGTATAGAAATCATCCTTATATAGATAATCGTTCTTACTTCTTATAAGTTCAGCTATCTCAAAGTTAACACGATTATTAATTGGCTCTGCAATTAAAGAATAATCTGGGACCGTTGTAGTATCAATATCGGTTACATCTCTATTAACATAAATTGAAAGCTCTAAAGAAGAGAATCTTTTCACTGAGTTAAAGTAAGATACATTTATAGGACTTCTAAGTTGTAGTGCTTTCATTTTTTGTAAATGTTAATAGGTCTCTCATGTCTAATGCGTAACCGTCTATTATTTCTTTAGGCAAATTCTTATATTGGCTCTCAAATGCCTTTGTAAAGAATCCACTCGGCTTAATTCCCTGAGCGTAGATGCTTCGACTAATCAAAAACGCTAAAGTGTTAATACCTCCTTTTTAAATCTTCCATCCTTATCTCTGTATTTTAAACCCCTTGCCTTTATCCATTCCTTTAATGGTTTTATCGGAGGTCTTTTGTTCTTATAACTAAACTGTGAGTTAGGTGCTTTTTGTTTTCCGTTCTTAACCAAACTTGGGTCTGCTCCTTTAACTCCTTCATCCTGAAATACACCGTATTCGCCTGTATAGAACTTTAAGCTAAAACTATTAGGCGATACTGTTAAGTCGTAGTCTATGGCATTGTATAGATTTTTAGTAACGTTCTTTTTACCTTTTGTTAGTCGTGTCCTCGATTGCTTAACTACGCCCTTGCTGAATTTATCTAATGCTGTTTGCGTGTTGTTTAACATAGTGTCATATTATTTTTAACGCTTATTGTTAAAGTAGTTTCCATTCCTGCAAAACCTTTATCTAGTCTATCTGTAAATGGTGTTAAATTAATTGACTCTATTTCTTGTACAAGTTGCTCGAATAATAATCCCCTGTTTAGTTTATTGTATAAGTTATTAATAACTGCGATTGATTGATTCCAGATAAAATCTTGGTTGTCTTGATCTGTTTCTTTGTTAACGTCTAATATGTCAGCTATAAGAAGTTGAACCGTAAAGGTGTTAACGCTATTAGTTATCTCTACGCTATCAATGTAGAATGCTGCCAATGGGTATAGACTTCGCTTCTTAAGGTCTATTGATGGAATGTCGTCATTCTCTACTCTTGCGATTAATTCGCTAGATTCAAGCTCATCTCTTATTACCTTAATTAGTTCTTGATATTCCATTTGTCGGCTTCTTATTTTCTTCTTTAAACTTGTCTACTTCGTATTCTAAGTACATTAAGCATTCATGTACATTCCTTTCGGTGGCTCTGTCAAATGCTTCAAGTTGTCCTCCAGCGAGCTTATATATGCTTGCATAGTTTCCCCACTTTCGGCTGAAAGATGTCGGCTCTCCTCCTTCAAAAAGACTGGGATAAAGTTTAACAAGTCTTTCGTTAAATGATAAAAAAAAACCTTCGCACTTAAAAAGGCATCTAACGGAGCATGATACATTATTGATGAGTATTCTAAACTACCCTTGTATTTCTCAGTTAGATATTTTCCGTTTTGCTTAGTTGTTATTGGTCGATACATTACCGCCATTGCATTTGTCATCTTTTCTATATCGTTAACATAATCTGTCAGGTCGTTGTTTTCTCCGTAGCTCATTTGGTCTAGGCTTGGAATAAATCCAAACTCTTTACCGCCTAGTTTAAAGCTTGTGATTAGCTCCTTTGGCTCTTCTAATAATAACTTATTAATTGCTTCGACTAGCCTGCTAACGTCCGTTGCCTTCATGTCAAAGACTCCTTTAGTGTCTATTCCGTAAAAGCATCTTAACACGTCGTAGTCGTTAGGCTCTTCTATCTTTGCAAAATCTTGATAGTGTCCTAACTTGATCTCGCTTAGCTTCTCTGGTATAGTTATCTCTAGCTTCATACTTAATATACTTTGAATTTGTTTGTTTGTAACCTAATCGGGTCTTATTTTAAGTTTGTAGCGTTTATAGTAGTTTGGTACTACCTCTCCACAGGGTAGAGACAACTAATATACGTAATACTTCCCTTTGTTGGGGTTTCCTAACTGATATTCAATGTTATATCTCGAACCGTCTATTGCGTGATTCCAGTCATCCACATAAAGTTTGCTTGTCTTATCTGAATAAACATGATTGTTTAGTTCCTTTCCTAGCTCTATGCTTTTGGGGTCCACTATTATTTTATAGTCTAGCATTAATGTAATACCAAATTCGATTAAACCCTTCTTATGCTGTTTTATATTGCATCCTCTATGCTTAAGGTCTTCGACTAGTCTAGGGTCAACCTCTGAGATTATAAGCTTCTTACCTACCTTAGCAAGTATAAGTTTTGCAAGGTCGTCAACCTTAAGACCGTTTCTGTAGATGTGTAACTTTAGATATATTATCTTCTTTACCTTGTCGATTGCAACCTCTGTTAGTGTATCAGGGTCAACGCTAAAACCAAAGTCCATACCACAAGAAGTCTGCAGACTATTTGGATTAAACTTTCCATACTCCCAATTCTCAAATACAACTCCTTCAGCTTTATCTAGCCAACCTCCTAGTATCTTATGGTTAAACTTCTTTAGATTGTTTTTCTTTAGTCGTTCTATGTCGTGTATAAAACTCTTAGATAGGTTTTCCTTGTTGTCGATGTAATCAGTATGTATGTAGTTTACATCTTCTATCGTTTGATTGTTTCCTTCCTTAACTCCCCTGCTTTCAAAAAACTTCTTATAGATAAAGTGTTCTTTGGTTGAAGGGTTCATGATCATTATAACTCTATTCTGTACACCTTGTTGTCTTACTGATAAATTAATAGTATCAAATTTATCTTCGTCTAGTAGTTCTTCAGCTTCGTCTAGTACCCAAGTCGATAGTCCTTGTATCGATTTAAGGTTTGCTGTCTGATCTCCTGAAGATGTTTTAATACCTCTAAATAGTATTTTTGATCCGCTTACTTTATTGATTATAGAATCCTTTGTAATTGTAAAGTCTTTCATCTTTCCCATTAACTCAATCTTTTCTATAAACTCTGGTATAATTGAGATGTGAGCAGCTCTTAAGGTGTAACGAGTGTAAAGTATTACATGACCTTTTTCATAGGATAGAAGACTTACTAGGTAGGTAATTGCAAATGATTTACCACTACCTCTACCGCCTGTTATTATAGAAAACTTTGCATCGCTTCCTATTCTTTTATACTTCTCGTTTAGTTTTATCAAAACCTATTAATTCATTAAATGCTAAACTTTGTCCTGCAGTTGTAATGTCAATAGATTCTTTTGGCTTTCCGTATCTGTATTCAAAGTAAAGTTTTAAGGCGTTAAAGTTTCCGTCTTCTATAAGCTCGTTTAGTTTCTTAATTACACTATCTTTGTCTATGAGTTGATCTAACTTTTCAATTAGTTTTATCTCGTCTGCCTTTGGCTTTCTTCCAGCATTCTTATTTCCTCCATTGTTTTTTCTGCCATCTTCTTTTTTCCATAATCAAATAAAATCATTAATGAATATTTCTAGGTCTTCAGGCTTTTTAAATATTCTTGTTGGGTGCATTGTTAATATTGTTTTAATACTTTTTCTAACTTATTGATTGTTGCTCTCACACAACTAGGGCATGAGCTTAATTCTATTTGCTGAGCAAAGATACGATTATGAATTTTAATGATTTGCTTCTGTAAATCTATGCTTGCGACCGCTGGCTTGTTTCCTATTAGTT